ACCCACATTTAAATACTCGCGACTAACATATAAATAAATGGAAACGCTGCCACGAACATTAAAAACAAAATACCAAGCACTAATTTCATCACCACCGTCCTTGCCACTTTCCTAAAAAATAAAACAAAACAAACAAAATACCGCCACTTAACACAAAGATAACTGCGCCAATTGCAAAGTTTATAAGGTTATCTATCTGTTCTTGCTTTCGATATGCCTCTTGTTTTCGCCTTCGGCGCATATCTGCTTCTATTTGCAGAACCTCTTTCCATGCCGACGGCCCATACGTCCAACTAATATGATCTTTTATCTCAGCTCTCATTTGCTCCATCTTTTTCTTTTGAGCAAATATCTCTAATGCTGTTTCTTCATCAGATCCTTTAAATGTTTTCTTCCAAAAAGGTGGGTTTTTTTCTCTTTCTTCAAGATTAGAAAAATCAGAAAAAGCTTTGCCCCATTGAGACAAAGTTCCTGTCATATCTTGTAAATCCTTGCCCGTAGAGATAGCCGCACGTATTGTCTTATACGCCCCCGTCGCTAAAGCTACACAACTAACGGGGTCCATTTTTTAACCTAAAAATGTCATCCGTAACAAAAGCAATAAGCTTGCACCGCTAATACCTATCATAATAGCTTCTAAGCGCTTGATACGGTTGTACAAATCTTTAAACTGTATTTTCATCTCAGTTTGCATAGCAACAACGTCCTTTTCGAGTCCATCTATGCGCTCATGTGCAGAGGATGCAGTAAGTTTTTTCATCAATAATTACCTTCCCAAACTCTTAGGTCACGAAATTCATTACTCATTAGCTTACGTTTTAACACATCTTTAACCGCTTGTGTATCCGTCCATTTTACACCAGCTTCTTTTAACCAAACATTTAGCAGCGCCATGTCTACATTTCCAACATGCTTATAGTCAGAGCCAAAGCTGTTTTCTGTCACTTCTCTGGCGTGCTGGGCGTCTTTAAGCATGTGTGAAGCATCATATGTTTGCTTCACAACAATCTTATCATCTTCAAAGATATACTTTTCGCCAATCTTTGTGGACGTATTAGCCATCTTCATATGCCTCATTAACATCAGGTGTACTTGGATCATCACCTTTCAAAGTACCATCAGCATTTCTAGCACGCTTCTTTTTTGCAGGTGCTTTTTTCTCTTGCTCTGATTCTGCCTCTAATACTTCTATGGCATGTGGGCGAAACGCTATCATCTTTCTAATTTCTTCTTCTGGCAAATCAACAACATCACCGTTTTTGGCTATGCCTTGTGATGTTGACATGCTTCTTATTTTTACCTGTACTTTCATTTTTATCTCCTTTTGTAAGTAGGGGCAGTTGCCCACCCCTACCTTATCTTATTATGAAGTTGTGTTATCGGCAATAATACCGTTTGCAGCTTCATTTTTGGCGCAGAGTGTTAGCTCTGTTGTCACCTGTCTAGTGGTGTTATCGCCTGTTTTTGCTAATGCAACGTTTTTGGTTGGACGTAGCACAGCAACCTCCCACATATCATCTTGAAAGATGAATACATCACGAGAACGGTTCTCCCGAGAGGGCAAGAACTCCACCGTTCCCCAAGGTGTGACGTATACCGCCAGTGACTTGATAATAGCCTCATCATCAGCTTGCACTGTTGATCTTTGGTTGTTGTTACCTGTAAAACCTAGAGCAACATTCATTTGAAATGCTGATAGATACACAGTGTCTGGATTACCACCATTCTCCCAGATTGACTGCATCACTGCATCAAACTTAGTTTGTGAAAATGCTGTTGGCGTACCATCGTCTGTACGTGCATCAGTACCGTCACCAGTTGGGTTAGCACCAGAGTTACCTGACTGAAAGTTTACGTTAGTAGTCATCCATGCAGGCGCACCAGCTAATTCACGCGCAGTTGAGGAGTTACCTGCAACTTTTGCGTTGTTATCGAAAAGTGCTTTTTCGATGTCTAGCTTTTGCTCTTTAGCGATTTTAAGCGTTTGATATGCTATCTCACGCGCACGCCCTGCTTTATCCAGACCTTCATCAGTATCTGGCACAACAACCGCATTTTTAAAGATTTGCGTTCTGTTGTTGAGCCTGCTGGTTGCAGTCATCGCAGATGCAGTTGTTGCGTCACCCTCGATATGAGCGTTTGTAGCGCTTGATCTGAGCGAGTCAGTTTGCCATTCCACCAAAGTATTGCTCGCAGTAGTTTTGCGACATTTGGTGTGAAAAGGCGTTTCTTCTGGGGAGATGTTAGTGATAATATCACTTAGGTCTTCCCGTATACCGACAGCATCGTAACTGTCGAACGTATTTGTTGGCTGAGCCATGTTTTGTTCTCCTTAGAACTAAAGGTTAGAGTCAATCATCAGGTTAATAGCATCATCTATTGAACCTGATTTACGCAACTTTTGTTGCGCTTTACTACGAGTCGCAGCTTGACCGTCAGTCCTACGTTTAGCTCCAGCTTTTACGACAGGTTTTACATTCTCACCCTTTGCTTTTGCTTTGACTTTGTTTGCTTGCAGCTTGCGCCACTTAGTTGCATCGTTCAAAGCACGAACATAGCGGTGATCTATGACGCTGGCCATTTCATCCTCGCTAAATCCATAAGCCACACCAGTTTCAACCAAATCTTTCTTAATCTTATCGCCCTTTTCGGGATGGATAATATCAGGAATGTGCTCTGCAAGCAGCCTCGCCTGTTCTTGCAAATATGATTGCCTTTGTGCTTCGGTTTCCTGTTGACGCTGTTGCGCCACCTGTCTTAATTCCCCAACTTTAGTGTTATACTCTTGCACCGCCTCATCATATTTCATCTTTTCTTCCATATATCCAATTGGATCATTGTCAAAAAGTTCTCTACTTGGAGGGATAGGTGCTTGTAGTCCACCTTGTTGAACTTGCTGAGCCATTTGCAAGACTTGCTCTTGCTGCTGAGCTAATTGCGCTTTAGCTGCTTCTAACTGCTGGTTCGCTTCTTGAACCTTTTTTGCAGCTTCTGCATTCTCACGCATTTTCTGCTGAATATAGCCCTGACCTGCAGCAGATTGCTTTAGTTGGGAAAGGGTCCAGCTTTCTGTTCTTCCGTCAATAGTAACGTCAAACAGAGAATCGCTGTCATCCTCAACGGCCTCTACTTCTTCAGTATATTCAGTTGCATCATCTTCATATTCGACTTCATCATCGTCATTTGATGCCTCAACGACATCTGCATCTTCAACTGCTTCTTCTACAGCCTCACTCTCATCCTGAGTTGGTTCAACTGTATCTTCCGCAGCTTCTTGCAGATTTTCTTCTTGTGGCGCTTCTGCGCTTTCTTGTGGGGCAAGTAGGCTATCTACTGCGCTGTCAAGTGTAGTCGCTCTGTTCACGGTGCTACTCCTATTGTTTACGATCTAATAATGTTTCTGCAGCGATTGTTGCATCTAACACCATTTCAATCTGGTTTAACGCACGCATTATAGCATGCGCTTCTTCTCTAGCCTCTACATCAGAGGCCGCACTATCCATGAAAGCCTTTACTTGACCGTCACGAACATACTGTACGAACTGCAGAAAAGCAGTGTCTGTCTTTAATCTCTTGGCTTCATCAGCCTGTATTCTAATATCTGTGCTCATTGTTGCTGTTGTGCAATTCCTGCTATCGTTCGTAATTTATCTTGCTCTGCTTTTACTCTCTGCACATCAACGGCTGTGCCGTATTGCCCTGCAATCTTAGCAGCATCTACGAATAAATCTTGCGCCATTTTATCACGCTCTCTGTCATCCTCTGCTGCAGCTTTCTGTGCATCTAGTTGTAATTTCATCATGTCAGACTGCACCTTAGCCTGTGCTTTCATTTGCTCCGCTGCTAGGAAAGCTTGGTTCGGATCGCTGCCTTGCGCCTGCTGTGCTTGCGCTTGCTGCTGCAATAGTAGAAGTTGTTGCTCTACTTCTGGCGTAATCGGTGCATAATATCTATCAGAGTTGCGTATGCCTGCTGCAGCCAACATATCAGTCAACGTATTGCGAATATTGGTTAAGCTTACCATGCCATTAAATGGGCCATACTGTGTGTATATCTGCTGCTGTATCTGGAAAGCTTGCTGTAACGCTACCACCTTTTCTTCTTCTCTGCCTGTGCCTAGACCTACGTTGATATTTACGTCCATCTCTGCGTTCCATACACGTGGATCAACAGGCACAAATTTGCCTTGCATACGCATCATTTGTTCTTCATCTGTATTCTTTACATGCAAAGCAAGCATAATTTTAAAAAGACGTTTTAAGCCATCAGCAAGGTTTCTGGTCATTACCTCTACCTGCCCTGCTGCAGCTTGTACTGTGGCCTGCACAGCAGCTTTTGTTGTGCTTTGCATAGAATCTGGGTCTAGCCCCATACTTGCTCTGGTAACGCCTGTTTTGCCCTCAACAAGCTGATCCATATAGCCCAATGCGCCCAGCGTTTGACCTGCAGTAAATGGCACGCTTAGCTCTTGCACAGCGCCTGCTTGTCTCATACGCACAATCGCGCCTATTTCATTATTAAGCACATCATCTATATTTACTGAGCCATCCACAATGCCTATTCGTGGATTGTTGGTCATGGCTACATTATCCAAAATACCTCTTAATATCGCTGTGGCTGCATCTTGATCATCCATCACAAGCTCAGCTAGGCTTCTGCCATAGAATGTGTGTGGCTCTGGGTCTACCTCAAACACAGCAAATGGAATATGATCTATTGGCTCTAGGTCCAGCAGCTTATAATTAGTACCACCACAGATAAACCTGTGCAGCACTGGTATTCCTGTGCCATCTACATCAATCTTCATATAGGCTTCTGTGATCGCTACAGCACGCATTGCAGCATCACCCTCTTGATCCTCATAGTCATCCTGAGAGTAGCCCCTGCGCTCTATATCTTCTGCCTCAGATATATCTGATGCACCGTATAGCCCATCTAGGTTTACAACTTCCTCAAAGTCATAGCCCATCTCTACAAGCTCACCCACACGCATTTCTGTGCGGTGTGCTACAATATATGCGTCATCTATATTGCGTGCCTGCGAGTTAATAAAAAACTCCTCTGGCGGTACGCTTTCAAACTTCATGCGTCCATCTGGCA